ACCTCCTAATCATGAAATTTTCTATATCAAAATTTTACTTTAAAAGCAAGTCCATTTTTATGACTTCCATTAAAAACTGTTTTTATTTAGATTTAATCCTTACATTATCTATCCAAACATGATCAACGAGGAAGTGGTACATAAGGTCTTGCTAATGAATAACTTCTACCTGCTCTTGGAACATTAACCATTCTGTTCATTATCACATAAGTTCCATCAACTCTACCAAGTAATACGGTCATGCCAATTCTTAATTCAGAAATATCATAAAGATAAGATGCTGCCGAAGCAAGTCCGTTTCTGACAAAGACACCTACTCTTCCAGTAAGTTTATCAATAGAAACGATCTTCCCTTGTTCAAGATCATCTCTTGTTTTCTTTTGTAGTAATAAGGTTTTCATTAAATTAAAAGTTCCCAATAAGTTTCCCAATTTGCTCCTGCTCCTGGTTCATTATCAGAAGAAGAAATATTATCTACCATACACATGTACAAATGTAAACTTCTATCTACTATATCGGCATTGCCTACATAAGAATGAGACAATTCCCAAATTCCTGTAAAAGGAAGAACTGCTTCCCAATAATTTTCCCAATTTGCCCCTACTCCTGGTTCATTATCCGAAGAAGAAGTATGAGTTGCCGTGCATCCGTATAGAAAAGAACCATTGTAAACAACAGTTGGTGCTTCCAAAGAATAATCATAATTCAAATTTATGGACCAAAGTCCCAAATAACCTGTTAAACCATCTGGGGGAGGTTCATAAGGTGGAGTAGTAGGGGTGTGTTTCCAAATTTGAGTTCTGTCAGACACACTTAAAACACAAAATTCTTGACTACCCATGTCCACTATTTCTCTGCACCCCTCTATAGGATATCCGTTATTAGAAACAGATTCCCAATATAAACCATTGCTTGCAGATTTAAAAAGTAAACGATCATTAACATTAACTAAATCGTAAGGTACTCCTAACCATACATCAGTACCTGTTACAGGAATAATCGAATGATCTACATTATGACTAGTCATATATTGCACATTTATTATTTTTGAAATTCCTCTAATAGTCCATACAGTATAAGGTCCTCCTTTTATTTCCATTGATGTGGTTCCATCTTTACTAAAATAATTGGTTCTAAAACTTCTTTCATCTATATAAAATCTAGGAAGAGTTATATTTTCTGTCCAATTTTCCCCTTCATCATTAGTGATCCATAATTTGTCTGTACTTGTATAAGCGCAAGCTACTGTATCAGAAATCTGTACAATTTTTGAAAAAACACCTTGTTCATTATTAAAAATTTCTACGGCATCATCTAAAAAAGTATCTAACCCAGAACTAGTTATGGTGAACCAATAATCTTTTATACAAGCAGGTCCATTTATCATTGTTTGGTAATTGCCCCAAACTTTTCCTGTTCTCATATATATAAAATCATAACTATTTGTAGAATAGCCAGTTGATGGTAAATGCAATGCTAATTCCCAATTAGCTCCATAGTCATGAGAAAAAGCTATAATTGTTCTATTAGTTTTATAACCACCACTTAAATCTACGACATAATTAATCCAAAAAACAATTGTTCCATCTTTAAAATCACAAAAACATTTTCCATATAAAATATCCCCATGTCCTGTTATATAACCTAGACCTGTTAATGGCACAACATAAACAGATTGCCAAGTAACTCCATAATCAACACTTCTAACTATTTGGCATTCATAACCTGCACCATATCGTTCACCATAATATAAAGCAATGAGAACACCATTGCCTAAATTTATCATATTAAATTTTCCCGGGTAATCAGTGACTTCATTTGAAATCCAAGTATCTCCATTATCAATGCTACGCAATTGCAAAGATGGATATTCTAAAGCACTATCCCCAGTATCACTTGTTATTAAAACACCATTTCCTAAATAATAAAGATGCCAAAAAGTAAGACCTAGATCATAAATAGGACCATCATAAACCTTTGCCCAATTATTACCAATAGTATTGACAATAGAAGCAGGTCTTGCTAATGAATAACTTCTCCCTGCTCTTGGAACATTTAACATCTTATTCATTATGACATAGGTATTACTGACTCTTCCAACAAGAACAGACATGCCAACTCTTAATTCAGAAATATCATAAAGATAAGATGCTGCGGATACTAATCCATTTTTAATAAAAACACCCACTCTTCCAGTAAGTTTATTAATGGACATAATCTTACCTTGTTCAAGTGCAGGTTTTTTAATCTTGGGTGTGAAATATTTCATCGTCGGTAAAGTTCCATATAATTAGCAACCCGAATTGTATTCACTAAAGAAGACTCTCCTCCATCAGAAACTTCTCCTGTAATTGTCTGTGAAAGAATCTGACTTTTCTCCGCTGTTTTACTTCTCCGAACACTTGTAAGATCAACAACATCTCCTACTTCCATCTCAGGCAGATGTGTTCCTAAAACAAGCTCCCGACTTAATACTGTGAAAGTGCTTACGTTTAATTCAGCTTCACCTCGGGATAGAACAATATTTGAATTATTATAAATAGGATGTCTTATCTCGGATAAATCTGTAAAAGGTTTAATACAAAAATTATGAACCGAAGCAATGTTTTCTGATAAAGCTAGATGATAAGCAAAATCTTGGTAGTAGTATTCCATAGTTCCTAAGTCAAGATCCACATAAGCCAAGACAACTGTTAAGTCCGTTGAATTTGCTATTCCAGCAGCTACAGGATTTGTTAAAGCTTCCATGTCTGCTAAAGTATCATACAGAGTAACAATCAAACCGTTGACGTAAACATACCAAGTTTTATTCGGAGAAACATTCCAATCAGATATTTCTAAATCTGTAAAACCATTTAACTCTGTAGTAACACTGTAGGTTTTCTGCATTATGTAAGAAGCAAAATCCTGTGCTTGTCGGATGATGCTAAACATAAGAGGAACATCTTCAAACACACTTCCCATGATAGCATGAAAAACAAAAGGAATGTATTCGTAATTATAAACATTCACACCTGCTAAAGAAAACTCAAAAGGAATATATTTATAATAAAAACCTTGCCATTCAACAATTAACGGAATATCTTCAATGGCATTAGCTTTCATATCAAAAAGGATAGGTATTCTTTTAAAGAATGTATCTCCTTTTAATAAAATATCTCCAGAAGCACCATCAAGAGTAGGTTCTATTTCTAAATTTATACGGTAATACTCAACATCAATATCACTGGAAATACCCTCAAGTGTTGCTTCCATAACCAAAGAAGCAGTCACATGCTCCAGTTCTATCTCACTGGTTACATCTTCCAACAAAGCTTCAATGGTTATTTCTGACATTATGCGTTACCTTCTGTCATAGTGGCTAAAGTGCAAGAAATCAAAGCACCAGTGAATATTTCCGTGTCATCAATCTTTACATCTCCACTGCCTGCTTCATTTGTTACAGAAAGATCCATGATAAAATTTTCAGCAGTATCTTCTATCCGAGCCCATGTTGCAATTCCATAATCAATTGCAAGCACACTAGAAATAGCATCAAAAGTCAAGACACCGTCTGTCACTTCACCACAAGGATAAGGAAGAACAAACTCAACAAGTGGATCACAACCTGCATCGGAACCCCCTGTAGCAGGTCTTACCCCCGAATAAATAGTTAGAAATGCCCCGGAATACTCATCAGATTCAGCATCAATGGCATCCAAAATCAATTGTAATCTATCAGTCCTCAAATCTACATCTATCCCGATTGTCATAACATCCTCCTTATTACTGTAGAAACAACTTTATTTCCGATTATTCCTTTTTTCCAACCCCCTGTCGGCATCCCTTGATACTCTTTACCTATTGTCGTATTGAGAGCTAAAACAGAATCTTTCAACACAAATCCTGTTATTCTATTACTACCAGGAAGTTTGCCCATGAACCACAAAGCTTGTATCTTTACTCTGCTATTTCCACTTAAACTTTTCATAGCTTCAACAAAGAAATTATACTCTTTCATTCCAGACATTACGAGAGTGTGTGGAGTTTCTTTACCAGTATGTTCATCTTTTCCTGGAAATGTGAATTCTAATTTCTCTATGCCTGAAGGTTCACAATCAGACCATCCCGGAACACTTGATCGAACATCATTCAATTCAAGCGTCTTATTGTTTTGGAGAGTTAATCTTATTTTCCACATGTGACTAAGCATAAGTAAAGTGAATTGCAAGAACCAGATCATTCTTATACCAATCAGCAGTCGGCCAAGAAGCCATCCAATCTGACAATACTTGTTTCATGTTCCAATAAACATAACCTGCTCCTGCAAGAGGAATTGTAGAAAGGGCTACTCGGGAATCTGTTCCTGCAAGAGGTGTTCCTGTCCAAGTATCACTACCAGGAACTGCATCAGTTGTTGCAATTGCTTTGATACAGCTATTAGCAGGTGTTCCATCTCCGAGGGGTTTACTTTCCCAAGTCTCATGAGTATTATCATCATAAGCCTCAAGAAACGGAGCAGTTGCAGTCTCCCCACTAAACCAAGCAGTACAAACGTACCGAAAGTTTCCACCTGACTCACCTTCTGTTGTTCCTGCTAAAATAATTTGAGAATACTCATCCTCACTATAGTCTCCAAAAAATAATTTAGCAGCTTCTAAGTCTCCGGATTCAGGAATCATTGTCGGGTAACTTACCCCTGACAAAGCATCCCCACCTATTTGTTGGGCATCTCTCCAAACAAGGTAATCACTCACACCAAGCAAAAGAAATTTAGAATCTCCTGCAGGATTGGTGCAAGGTGTATCTATTGCAGAAATGTTAAAAAGTAAATTAACCGTTGGACGACTCATAAAACCACCTCCTTATATTATGTAACATTGACAGCCATAGTTTGGGAATGTCCTGCATTATCAGCACAAGTT